GGAAATTGATTTGTCAAGTGCTACTGGTACTCCTGATGCACAGCAAGACGTTGTTGAACTGGTTGCAAACGCAGCCGTTGCATCAACAGGTGCCGCATTCGTTTACGCAAATGACGAAGCAGGTTTCATTGTTCGTCAAAAAGGTAAAACAAAATATCTAGTAACAGGTGGCACAACAGGTTTAACAGGAGTATGCTTTACTGCTAACGTAGCAAATACAGCATTGACACCAAACACAATGAATATATTGTCTACTGATGTAGCTTCTGCAACGGCATTTGTATCAAGTATAAACGATTACAACTCTGAAGTGTTCCCTGCACAAGTGGCAGCAGGTTCATTATCAGCTGGAACTGTATACACAATTTACTCAACTGGTACCACAAATTGGGCAGCAGTAGGTGCTGCATCTAGTATGACAGGTGTTACCTTTGTTGCTACTGGTACAGGAACTGGCACAGGTACTGCGGTAGTAAGTACTGTAAATCCTGATGTAATTGCGACATTCAACACAGCATTCGCTGCTAATGCCGCTAACGGTCAACCTAACCCAATCGTTGTTATTGCAAGTGCTTAATCATGGCAACTGCAACAAGTAAGGTAGCTAAAATGCAACCAGAAACTGAAATTGCAGTACTTCAGATCCAAGTTAAGACCCTCGAAGAAAAAATTGGGGAACTTAAAGTGGATCTGAAATCACTTCATGATGCGATTGAATCTAATGCAGACGAAACTAGGCGAATGTTAAAATCTATGCGTGAGCAAGATGTTAAAGAACACAGTGAATTGGCTAGTAAAATTTCAGTATTAGAAAAATGGCGGTGGATGATGATGGGGGCCGGTATAATAATCGGCTCGTTAGGCTTCCCCACAGTGTCAGCAATACTAAAATAAAAAAAGAGACTTAGGTCTCTTTTTTTGTAAGTGTCTTTAATTTAGATTGAACAACATCAAAATTTACTGTACTAAACAATCCCGGATGTAATGGTTTGGGATATTGATTATCACCTACCCATGCATAACCGCAATGTTCTTCATTTAGATTTGGTACAAACTCATCGGCTACTTCACAGAAAAATGTATGATATGTGAAAGAATGATTGATGAATTTTTGAATAGGTATTAATTTTGCATTAATTGGAAACATACCTAATTCCTCTTGGCATTCTCTTGCAACACCTTCAAAGAGAGTTTCATAATCTTCTATTTTTCCACCCGGAATGCCCCAGTTACCTGGATTTTTGTTGTCTGTTCTTAATAGATATAGATAGCGATTTGTTTTATTGCTATAAAAGAAAACCCCTGCCGATGTATTGCTCATACTATGATTTATCACAATATTAGATGACGATAGAATAATCCCCTGCAGCATAGAAACCGTCGTAACTTTTCATCCAAATGTCATCCACAAAACGATATTGAACATTAGTTGTTAAGTTGGTTACATATTCTAGTGTTGTTGGAGTTGCAGCAGTACTATCAAAACTTACACCCCATTCACCTGTACTTGCATTATATTGAATAATGTCATTAGCAAAAGCGACTACATTGCCCCATGCTACTGTACTATCACCGGGCGCGCCAATATTATCAGTTAACAAATATCTACGACCGTTGATTGGTCCAGGCAATCCTGCGTTAGGACCGGTCATTTGAGGGTTTACAACGCCATCAACTGGGCTTAATGTATTTTGCGGTAATGTATCAGGGTCAATGTTGTAAATCAACAACCTATCATCATTTGGATTGGGTACAATAGTGCCTACAATGTCAGTAGTCATATATGGATTTTGTAGCCAAATTTGACTAATGCCCGGTTTAACTGCCCCGTATGCATTCAATACGCTAGACCAATATATATCTGTATCAGGATTAACCGGTAAATTTAGATTGATATTAGACGGATCAAATGCTATAGCCTCTGGTAATATCTGTAAGGTATTTCCTATTAATAATAGCTTGTATCCATATGGTGTAATCTTTTGTCTTGTTCCCAATAACATGTCATCGTTCTGCATATCTTGTAATGCATTGCCTGCAAAAATGCTTGCTATAATTTTCTCAACTACACCCATCTTCTTGACTTTACTTGCGGTGGTGATCCATATTGGCATATAGAATTTCCAACTCATGACATCAATAGGATTGCCTGTACCAACTGGAATACTACGGCTGCTGAATGTTAGTCCATCTTGAAACACTGCGCTAAGACTTGTCCAGTCTAGAAAGTTATCAGTACTTTGAATTTCTAATGCAGGATTAAATAATGTTCCTATTTGTTCAACCAATTGTAATTTTTGATTATAGTTGGTTGTCCAAAAATCAACAGTGATTCTTAATGTATATGGAACTGGCATTAATCTTTCAACTGTGAATGCCTGACCTTGTACAGTTTCATATTGTTGTGTTTCTTGATTATATGATCGTTGCCGAACATTAATCTTGTCTACAAAGGTAGGATCCTGAGTCCATTTTTGATTGTACTCTAAACCGCTTATGTAATATGTAATTAAAGGTGCGCTAGGCAAGTTACTTGCGCTATTATTAGCAATAATGGTTGCTGCTTGTCTACTGCTATCACCATACATGATTGGTACACGTATAATAATATCATTACCTGCAGGGTCTTTTCCTTTAGTAACTTCCCAGTTACTAAATATCTTTCCAAACTGAATTAAAAATCTGCGTATTTGCGAATCATAGAAAAAAGCTGCCATGTAAATACCTTAAGGTTGCGGGGGGATCGGATCCGGAGTCAATGCTAGAGCAGTAGACAATGCTTGACGCTGCGGAATAAATGTACCGTTAGTAAGTTCTGTCTGTGCTGTATCATTAATAAAGCCTGATAACAATGATTGATCTTGATATGTGAATCCAGTGTCTGTCCTAACATTGGATGATACTCTAATCCATACTCTACCGTCCCAACGATATAATAGTTGAGGGAAGTAATCAATTCGTAAGAAATAATCACCCACTTGAGGATTTACTGGGAAACTGATACCGGCACCAGAAACAGAACCTAGCCCTAGTATTTCCGTCGGGAATCCATTAGGAGCAGTCCCGTCACCAGTCATATAACCAGCACTATAACCAAAGCTACGAGGACTACTACGTGCTATAAACTGGAATGCAGGATCACAATCTGCTCTCCAATCCATTTGTTGACTAATTGTTCCAGTAAATCCTGGAAGTTCGGGGTCAGCATCGGCGGTAGCATATGTATTATCCGCAGTACCATATGGTCCTGTAATTGGTCCACCACTAGTAACAGTTAGTATTATTTCACCACTAACTCTACCTGAATTTGTATCTGTTCTATCTGGTGCTAGGGTGAATGTTTCTAAATGAGTAGTATTGAACACATCTAATTTATCATATCCTATATCAGCGGTCATATCCCAAATACTTTTGATTGCTGCCTTGGGTATTCTGATTACTGGACTAGAATTTTTATATTGAGTACTACTAACCATCATAACTGTACCTGTATACGCAGGATTAGGTACTCCGCCATTTGTGTTTACATTGATAGGTGGAGCAGGATTATTAATTGCTCTGGATAATACACCGTTACTTGAATATTCACCGTATGTAGGTACAATATATAAATTGTTGGTAGTGTATCCTGATTTTGGAACAAGACGAGCGGCTTCTTGAAGTGCAGCATCATTGATTGCAATGTTAGTATTATAAGTAGCAAGAATATCTTTAAGATTGTCCGCAGTATCTAGTTGCCAATATGTAGTATTAGGTGGCATAATACCTGCAGGAACATCAATCAATGCTCTATAATTTTTGTCACCATAAGTAATAACATATCCTGCAGGATACGGTTTGGTAGTATCCCAAATACCCAAATAAGTATCTTGGTCTATTGGTGCAGTTAATATCTGACTAAATTCTTCACTATCAACCAGTGGTTCACATTTAATACGCCATAGATGAGGGAACCAAGTTGGGCTAAAACCTTCACTTGCATAGTTAGCATCGGTAACCTGCATAAATCGTTTCAATGCAACCGGTATTGTTTCCTTCAATGGATTATAATCAAGCAAGTGCGGCAACTCAATTACATCACCAACCATCAATTTTCTACCAATCAAATCAATCATGTCATTGTAATGAACAGTAATGAATATAATATCATTGTTTAAGAATAATCCAAACTGGCTTAAATCAAAGTCTAAATTCTGTACATTATAATGGCCACGCAAACGGTAAACATCTGGGTCATATGTTCTGTCACGGTTTTCTAAGAATAGCAAATCTTGGATGTTAGTGGGGGCTAGTACATCATAATCTGGTTGTGTATAATCAATTGAAGCTCCTTGATTGGTAGGGCCTAAGTACTTATGAACATACAAATCCGTGGAACCTGCGGTGAACTGTTCTGATATTGTTCTATCAAAAAAGTTGTAATCGTTTGTTTTATTGGGGCGCCAAAGTGAAAGCCGGGGCATAATTAATCTACCTTATTACTTATTTATCGTAAATATAGATGACGGTGCATTACCCAAAACTTGACATTAAATGGTTTTGGGTATATAATACACTCTTAGACAGTTAATTAAAGGAGTTGAAATGACTGAATTTGAAACTAAATGCTACGGTATGAGTGAACAAGAAATCCGTGAACAGTACATGGAAAGTATTACCGCTAGATTCTCAGGTCTGGAAATGGTCGTAATGGGCATTATGTCTGACTGTCAAGAAATGATGGCCATGGGTACTGGTCCTCGCTCAGTTGAATACGTTCGTAAAAAAATGAATGTTGCCAAGTTTATCCTTGCTGAAATGATGGATGCAAAAGTAGCCTAAATTTGACAACAAATGGTTTTGGGTATATAATACATACTTAGATTGATTAAAGGAGAACATTATGTCCGAACAAATAGAACCCGTAGTAATGCCAGTATGTCCATTCTGCAAGACCGCAATGCGTCCGCAGTATTTTGTGGGATACT